AATACCACTTGCGTAGTTTGTAGTTGCGGTTAAATCAATTTGTGATGAACCCGATACAACAGAATCACCACCTGTATTAAGATATCTACTATCAAAATCGGTTGTTAATTGTGATGAACCGGATACTATTCCGCTATTTCCTGTGATTGTTGCTAATGTAATTGACCCACCTAATGATGTCGAAGTACCAGCTATTGTTATTGCTGAATTACTTAATTTATCATTTGCAATTGAACCCGCTAACATTGCGTTGGTTACTCCACCTGTTGCTACTGAAATAGTTCTAGTTGTAGAAATATCTCCACCACCTGTTAAACCACTTCCCGCTGTAATTGAAACCGCCGTATGGTCAACGTGTCTATTTGCTGAATATCCGGTTGTTGAATCGTGTGATACTTGTGATGAACCACTTATAACGGTATTTGAATTTAGTTGAGTTTTAACATCAGTTGCAAAGTTTGTAGTTGAACCTGCAGTAATTTGCGATGAACCGGAAACTAAATTTGGAATAGTAATATCGGCAGAACCATTAAATGAAGTTCCGTTGATTGTTCTTGCAGTTTGTAAAGTAGTTGCAGTTGATGCATTACCTGTTAATGCTCCTGTAAATCCAGTAGAAGTTACTGAAGTTAATCCCGTTAATGTAGTTGATGATGCTCCTAATGATATTGCCGTTGTACCGATAGTTACGGAACTATTAGTTAATTGTGCATTACCGATTCCTGTTACTTGTGATGAACCACTAAATGCTCCAATTGCATTTCCGATAACTGCCGCAGTAATTGAACCACCTAATGAAACCGAAGTTCCTGCTATTGTTATTGAACTATTTGTAAGGGAAGCATTCGCAATATTTGAAAGTGTATTTGATGCACCACTTATAGTTTTATTTGTAAGTGTCTGTGTACCTGTTGTAGTTGCTATTGGTAATTCGGAACCTAAAGCACCTGCTATCCAATAATCATTTGTTGTATCCCAAAGGAATGAACCTGATGTTGTAGTTGCTGCTGTTGCATCTCTAACTACTAAACCGGCATTAGTTGCACCAGTACCATTTAATTGAATAATATTATCTGCTATATTAACTACTGTCGAATCTATTTGAGTAGTTGTACCTTGTACAGTCAAATTACCTTTAACGGTAACATTTGCACCACTTAATCCAAATGCAGTATTAAATGAAGACGTGAATGTTTCTAAATTATTAGTATCAATTATTAAACTTGCAGTTGCGGAGTTTAAATTTGATATTGAAGTATCAATTGAGCCCGTTTTTGTAGCTAATGTAGTAAATCTTGTATCATATGAACCCGTTAAGGTTGCTAATGTAGTAAATCTTGTATTTGCCGAAGCGCTAAATAATTCTAAATTTGTAGTTTCAATTATTAAACTTGCAGTTGCGGAGTTTAAATTAGAAACTGAAGTGTTTAATGAACTGGTTGCTGATTGCACTCCTGTAAATTGTCCACTTATTACTGAATAATTTGTAGTTGCTGTTACATCTACCTGTGATGAACCCGAAACAACTCCAGTACCTTGTAATATTGTAGCCGCAGTAATAGTTCCACCCAAAGCGGTTGATGTTCCTGCAATAGTAATTGAACTATTTGTAAGAGATGAATTTGCAATACTACTCAATGTATTATTTGCACCACTTATAGTTTTATTTGATAAACTTACGGTTGCTGTTGGAAAAGAACTTGTATAAGAGTTCAAATTACTAACCGAAGTATTTAAACTTGCGGTTGTCAATTCTAAATTAGAAGTTTCAGTTTCTAAATTACTTAATCTAGTTAACGCAGATGCAGTATGTGAGTTTAAATTCGAAACTGAAGTATTTAATGAACCTGTTGTAGTTCCTACAGCTGTCATTCTTGTTTCTAAAGATGAAGTGTAAGTACCTATTGTATTATGTCTTGTATCGTAAGAACCAGTTAAGGTTGCAAGAGTAGTAAATCTCGTATCTACTGAAGCTGTATAAGTAGCTAAAGTTGAAGATTTAGTATTTTCCGAAGCTGTAAATGAATTAATATTACTTACTGAAGTGTTTAAACTTGCAGTTGTTAAATTTAAGTTTGTTATTGAAACTCCTTGTGAATCATTTGTAGTCTTTGCTGCTGATGCTGATGCTATTAAACTTCCACTAACTACACCGATTTCTGTCAACCTTGTATTAACTGAACCCGTATAAGTTGCTAATGTACTATTTTGAGTTAATTGAGATGAACTAAATGAGTTTAAGTTCGTTACTGAAGTATTTAAACTAGCAGTTGTAGAATTTATGTTTGAAACGGAAGTGTTTAATGAACCTGTTGCTGTTGCTACTGTACTCATTCTTGTTTCTAGAGATGATGTGTACGTGCCTATAGCCGTATGTCTTGTATCGTAAGAACCAGTTAAGGTTGCAAGAGTAGTAAATCTCGTATCTACTGAACCTGTATATGTTCCTAAAGTTGTAAATCTCGTATCATATGAACCAGTTAAGGTTGCTAAAGTTGTAGATTTAGTATTTTCCGAAGAACTAAATGAGTTAAGATTTGTTATAGAAGTATTAACACTTGCAGAAGTTGTTTCTAAATTTGTAAGTCTAACACCAGCTGATGAAGTAAAAGAATTAATATTTATTACTGAAGTGTTTAAACTTGCAGTTGTTAAATTTACATTTGAATTTAAAACAGAAACGTCTACTCCATCAACGGTTCCTGTTAGTGTAATATTTCCTACAACATCAACTGATTTATTAATATCTAAAGTAGAGTTGGTGTGGTCCCAAAGAATACTTGCATTTGCACCACTAATAAAAATACCTGCTCCATTTGCATCAACGGAAGCAGTTGTACCTATTGCTAATTCAATTAGTTTATCTTCAACTAAAAGATTAGTTGTATTAAGTGTTGTTGTATCACCTTGTACAGTTAAGTTACCCAAAACTGTCAAATCTGCTCCACTTACGGATAAAGCCGTTTTTAGAGAACTTGTATAAGAGTTTAAATTAATATTTGCTATCGATGCAGCACTTGCTGATGTAATCAAACTACCACTAACTACTCCAATTTCAGTCAATCTTGTAGTAACCGAACCTGTATAAGTTGCTAAATTACTATTTTGTGTAAGTTGTGAGGAACTGAATAACTCTAAATTTGTAGTTTCAATTATTAAACTTGCCGTTGCTGAATTTATATTTGTTATACTTACACCCTGTGAATCGTTTGTGGTTTTTGCTGCAGATGCTGATGTAATCAAACTACCACTAACTACTCCAATTTCGGTTAATCTAGTCAATACAGAGGAACTGAATAACTCTAAATTTGTAGTTTCAATTATTAAACTTGCAGTTGCGGAGTTTAAATTGGAAACCGATGTATTTAATGAACCTGTTGCGGTTCCTACAGCCGTCATTCTTGTTTCAAGAGATGATGTATAAGTTCCTAATGTGGTAAACCTTGTATCTACTGAACCACTATAAGTTCCCAAAGTACCAAATCTTGTATCAACCGAAGCGGTATAAGTTGCTAAATTCGATGATTTACTATTTTCGGATGCGCTAAATGAATTTAAATTATCAATCGATACCTGCTGTGATGCGGATGATAAATTTAAGTTAGTTATTGAAGTATTAATAGAACCCGTATAGGTTGCTAATGTGGTAAACCTTGTATCTACTGAACCTGTATAAGTTCCTAAATTAGTAAATCTACCATCAACTGATGCGGTATAAGTTGCTAAATTACTATTTTGTGTAAGTTGTGAAGAACTGAATAACTCTAAATTTGTAGTTTCAATTATTAAACTTGCAGTTGTAGAGTTTATATTTGAATTTAGAACCGAAATATCAACACCATCAACGTTTCCGCCGACAGTAATATTTCCACCTATGTATATATCTTTATATTTTTTAGATGAACTACCTAAATCAAATGTATTATCGTTTGAAGGTATAAGTGATGAACTTAAATTTGCAGATACAACAACCGTATCTGCTGTTTGGTCACCTATTGTGATGTTACCACCCAATGTAAGATTTCCGTAAACTACCGCATTACCTGAAATTTCTAAAGACGAACCAGAAATTGCACCAAATTGACCTGTAGCCGTTGCTCCAAACGTTGCTAATGTTACATCTCCTGTATCTAAACCTACTTGTAATGTTCCTAATGTAGTATTTACATATGGTTCTCCGAATGCTAACGAACCTGATTTCTGTGCGGTTGTCCCACGTCTAAATTTAAGTGCCATCTAGTTTACCTTCTTTTTAGTACGTTATTGTATAATATTTATAAATATCTATTTACTTTCCAATTCTTTTACTTTCGCTGATAATTCTTTAATCGCTTCAATTAAAAGTGGAACAATCTTATCATATTTTACTGCTTTATATCCATTTTCACGAGTTTGAACTAATTCTGGTGCAATTGCTTCGATTTCTTGTGCTATTACACCAATATCATGTCCTTCATATCCATGCTCTATTTTATTTTCCTCTTTCCAATCAAATTCATATCCACCAACACTTTGTATTTTTTCTAAAGCATTTTCTATTGGTTTGATATTATCTTTAAATCTTTTATCCGAAGATGAGAATGCTACGATATCATTTGTTGCATCAATTCTACCGGTAGTACCACTTGCGGCCATTCCAATTCCTAATGAAGCAAATTGAACATTAGATGAAGTTGATACTGCTTGTCCTATTGCTATTGTTGGTGTTGTACCTTCACCACTATTATTTGTTATAGTTACACCAGTACCCTCTACCAATGATGCAACATAACTGCCAACGGTATCAGTTCCAAGTAAAACGGAATTATTTGCGATTGTTGCAACACCATTTGAACCGATTGTAATATCACCACTTACACCTGAATATACTTGCGAAGAACCTGATATGACCGTATTACTATTAAGTTGTGTTTTAATGCCTGTTGCCCAATTTGTAGTTAAAGTGGCATCTATTTGAGATGAACCTGATACAACGGAATCTCCGCCTGTATTTAGATATCTACTATCGAAGTCAGCTGTTAATTGGGATGAACCAGATACTATTCCTCTACCTGTAGTTTCATATATTCCACCCAATTGACTTGAGCCTGAAATTATTCCAGAGTTACCTGTTATAGTTGCTAAAGTAATGGTTCCACCTAATGATGTAGAAGTTCCTGCTATTGTTATTGCTGAATTTACTAATTGTGCATTTGTTATTCCCGTTACTTGTGATGATCCCGAAATTAATCCAGCTGGTAATAATGGTGTTATCTGCGAACTTCCACTAACTATACCTCTACCGGTTGTTTCATATATTCCACCCAATTGTGCAGAGCCTGATAATATTCCACTATTTCCGGTGATTGTTGCTAATGTGATAGTTCCACCCAAAGCGGTAGAAGTTCCTGCTATTGTTATTGAGCTATTTGTAAGAGATGCGTTGCCAATATTAGTTAAAGTATTACTTGCACCACTTATTGTTTTATTAGTAAGTGTTTGTCCTAATGTTCTTAAAACTACATCATCTTCAGAACCTAAAGGACCTGCTATCCACTTATCGTTTGTAGTATCCCATAATAATGAACCAGATACTGTCGTTGCTGCTGTTGCATCTCTAACTACCAAACCACCATTAGTTGCTCCTGTACCATTAAGTTGAATAATGTTATCACCTATATTAACAGTAGTCGAATTTATAGTAGTTGTTGTTCCTGCAACAGTTAAATCACCATTTATAGTAACATTTTGTCCTGAAACTCCAATAGCCGTTTTAAGAGATGCCGAATATGTATTTAATTCTGCAATTGAAACACTTGCTGCAGATGCTGAACTAATCAATGAACCCGAAATAGTTGCTAATGCAGTATTTTGAGTTAATTGCGATGAACTGAATGAGTTAATATTTGAAACTGAAGTATTTAAACTTGCAGTTGTTGAATTTAAATTAGTAATTGAAACACCTTGCGTATCGTTTGTTGTTTTAGTTACTGATGCTGATGCAATTAAACTACCAGTTACAACACTAACTTCTATCAATCTTGTTTCAACCGAACCTGTGTAGGTTCCTATTGTAGCAAATCTAATTTCATATGAACCCGTTTCACTTTCTGTAATCCAACTTCCACTTACACTTTCTATTGCATTTAATCTATTTACTAAACTTGCTGTTGATTGTGATGCGGTAAATGAATTTAAATTTGATATAGATATTTGGTGATTAGATGCTGATAGTATTAAACTACCTGTTACTACACCGATTTCAGTTAATCTTGTATCTACACTTCCTGATTTGGATTCTAAATTATTTAATCTTCCATCTTGTGTATCATTTGTAGTCTTTGCTGCTGATGCTGAAGTGATTAAAGAACCACTAACAACTCCAATTTCTGTAAATCTAGTATCATATGAACCTGTTAAGGTCGCTAATGTAGTAAATCTTGTATTAATATTAGAAAATTGAGATGATACGTTTCCAGGATCAACAGATGCTGTCAATGTATTAAACTCTGAACGTAAAGCTGTGAACGATGCAGTCAACGTAGATGATGATATGAATAAACTAGCCGTTGCATCGTTTAGTTTGGAAATACTAATATCTTGTGCATCATTTGTAGTTTTTGCGTTTGATGCTGAAATTATTAGTGAACCCGTAACAACTCCTATTTCTGTCAATCTCGTATTAACTGAACCAGTATGAGTTGCTAAATTACTATTTTGTGTAAGTTGTGATGAACTAAATTCATTTAAATTAAGTATAGATGAACTGAAACTTGATGATGCAGATTCTAAATTATCAAGTCTACTATCAACAGAAGTAGAAAAAGTTCCCTGTAAATATGATGCAGTTGATTCCAATGCCACAACTCTGTTCTCATGGTTAGATGCAGTTGATATTAATGAACCACTAATAGTTGCTACTGCTCCAAATCTTGTTTCAAAAGATGATGCTGAATTAATTAAACTTCCAGATACTACACCAATTTGAGTCAATGTTGTATTTACTGAACCTGTATAATTTTTTAAATCATCAAATTTAGTATTTATCGAACCTGTATAAGTTGCTAAATCAGAATCTTTAATAAGTTGTGATGAACTAAATTGATGTAAATGCCAAACACTTGTAGAAACTGCGGATGCTGATGCTATTAAGCTTCCTGATACTACACCTATTTCGGTTAATCTATTATTTATAGAACTTGTTACATTTGCTAAAGTTGCATTTCTTGTTTCAAAAGATGATGCTGATGTTATTAAACTTCCACTTACAACTCCTATTTCGGTTAATCTAGTATTAACTGATCCAGTATATGTTGCTAAAGTTAGATTTCTTGTTTCAAAAGATGATGCTGAATTAATTAAACTTCCTGATACTACACCTATTTCTGTTAATCTTATATCAACACTTCCTGATTTATATTCTAAATTAGTTAATCTATTAGTTACCGATGATGAATAAGATACTACACTTGCACCATTTAAACCAACTAATGTAGATGAACTTATTGAACCAATGATTCCCAAGTTAGTATTAAATAAAACTCTAGTATTTGAGTTATCCCAACTCATTGTTACGTTTGCACCTGCTATTTGAACACCTGCTCCATCTGCTTCTGCCGATGTTGTTGAACCACTTGCCAAAGTTAATGTTTTATCTTCAACAATTACTTCGTTTGTATTAAGTGTGGTTTGTGTTCCTTGAACCGTCAAATTTCCATAAACAGTCAAATTTTGCCCACTCACATCCAACGCAGTTTTAAGTGATGCGGTATAATCATGAACCGAAGCACTACTAACTTCAAGTGCAGTTAATCTACTATTTTGATTTGTATTAGTAGTATCATTGGAACCGGTATAACTTGCTAATGTAGACCATCTTGTATCATACGAACTTGTTACACTTGCCAATGTTGTATTTCTTATTTCTAACGATTGGCTAGTTTGATTTAGATACCAAACACTTGTAGAAACTGCAGATGCTGATGCTATTAAGCTTCCACTTACAACTCCAATTTCAGTTAATCTTGTATTGACAGAAGCTGTATAAGTTGCTAAAGTTGCACTTCTTGTTTCAAAAGATGATGCGGATACTATTAAACTTCCCGATACTACCCCAATTTCTGCCAATCTAGTATTAACTGATCCAGTATAAGTTGCTAAATCAGAATCTTTATTAAGTTGTGATGAACTAAATAATTCTAAATTTAAAACAGAAGTATTTAAACTTGCAGTTGTTGTATTTAAGTTTGAAACAGAAGTATTTAAACTTGCAGTTGTTAAATTAATACTAGCAGTTGCTGTATTTAAATTTGAAACGGAAGTGTTTAAACTTGCAGTTGTTAAATTTAAGTTTGAAACGGAAGTATTTAAACTTGCCGTTGTTAAGTTTAAATTTATAATGTTTACATCTTGCAAATCATTTGCTGTCTTTGCAGTAGATGCAGATGCAATCAATGAACCCGTTATAGTTGATATAGCGGAATCGTATGCAGAAAAACCATCTGTACTTCTTAATACTATTTGTGATGAACCCGATACAATTCCAGAAGGTAATAATGATGGTATTTGTGCCGAACCTGATATTACACCATTCGTTGCAGCTATTGCTCCTGATATAGATGTTGCGTATACATTAGACCAGTATGCATCTGTTGAACCAACATTTCTACTACCTTGTGGTATTAAATTTGTTGTAAATACACCTATTGATTGAATTGTATCACCTGCTGCTGAATCTCCTAAAATAATATTACCATCAATTCTAACATTATTTGTAAAATATGCGTTTGATGCGGTTATATCTCCTGTTAATCTAATATTTCCATTTGCAGGTACATTTAAAGGTAATAATGTAACTGCGTTTCCTGAACCGCTTCCGAATTGAATAGAACCACTACCTTGATGTAAGTATAATTCCGCATCGGCAATTGTTGAATAATTTGAAGTACCTTTTCTTAATGTAAATATAGCTGCCATCTAATGTCTTTTCTGTTTTGTATAAATATCACTAATCATTAAAATCCAAATCTATTATCTGTGCTGTGGCTAATTGTAAAAATATATCCGCAATTGAGCGGTTTGGTATGTTGTTACCATCTATACTTTCCAATGTTGCAGATGATAAATCTGCAGGTGGTAAATTTGTTAACGAACTACCATCTCCAACAAAAGATGTAGCTGTTATACTTCCTGTAACCGATATAGACCCTGTAAATATGTGTGTATCTGTTATCGTATCACCAAAAGATGTAGAACCACTTGCAAACTGCGTGGTCATATTAGTTACCGAAGAACTAATAATCAATTGTTGCGCTACAATATTTCCTCTTACTAATAAATTTGAACCCGTTATATCACCTAAAACATCAATATCACCATTTGTAATAATATCTCTAGATACAAATAGGTCTCTACCTATATTTGCATCTTGAGTTAATACCAATTCACCAAATGAACCGGTTTGAGTAAGTGTAATTGAACCTGTGGTTATAGAATCAGTTGTTACTAACGACTGAATAGACTCAATCGAACCTGAACGTTTGAGATATACCTTACCATCGTAGGTATTTATTGCAATTTCTCCCAAATTAAGTGAACCCGTATCTGGTACCTTACCTGGTAACGCAGAACGTTTCAGTACGATTGTTTGTGACATATTTAGTCTATTCTAAAGTTATATAACGACTGGGTAGTATATACTACTTTAATAAATATACCATATAAAATAAAAACCCTTCCGAAGAAGGGTCTTTAAATTATTTATTTATTTTTTATTAGAAAGAACCACCATCAATTACATTACTCATTACAAAATCAGTACCATTCCATTGTACTAAATCACCGTTTGTTGATGGTGCTGCAACAAAATCTAAATTGCCAATTGTACTTCTAAATGCTAATCTTTTTGAAGAACCAAATCCAGGAACATTAACAGATGCCGTTACTGCTGATGCGCTAATTGGAATGTTTGCAGTCCATGCATTTGGTGTAGAATCGTATGTAAACGTTGCGTTTGCTCCTATTACTTCTATTCCTGCTCCATTAGCTGCGGTAGCGTTTGCTGAACCACTTGCTAAAGAAATTAATTTATCCTCAACTACTAATTGTGTAGTGTTTAATGTTACCGTATTACCTTGTACAATCAAATCACCACCAACTGTCACATTATTTGAAGTAGTTAAACTTCCAAAAGTAACATTATTTGTAGTACCCACACCCTGTATAGTTCCACTACCTTCTAATGTGGTAATTCTATTACTTAAAGAACCCGTTGTAGTTGCTAATGTACTGAATCTAGTTTCAACCGATGCAGTATATGTACTTAATGTAGAATCTTTACTTAATTGAGAACCGCTAAATGTATTTAAATTTGTAATAGAAACATTTGCCGCAGATGCCGATGTAATTAATGAACCACTAACTACTCCAATTTCTGTCAATCTAGTATTAACTGAACTTGTATAAGTTGCTAATGTAGTATTTTGAGTTAATTGGGAACTACTGAATGAATTTAAATTTGTTATAGAAACTCTATCAGCAGATGCCGAACTTATTAACGAACCACTTACTACACCAATTTCGGTTAATCTTGTATTTACAGAACCCGTATAAGTTGCTAATGTTGAATTTTGTGTTAATTGTGAACCTGTAAATGTTCCTATACTTGTTAATTGTGTAGAAACGGAAGAACTATATGCAGTTACATTTCCAATACCACTAATAGAACCACTAATTACACCTGCACCATTAACATAAATTGAAGAACCTGAAGTTAAGTTCAATGAAGAACTATTTGTCAAATTCATATTTGCATCATTAACTGCTACGGCGTTATTAAAGTTTACCGTACCACTTACAAAAAGTGATGCACTTATAGTTTGATTACCAACAAATGTATTTGAACCTGTAGTTGCGTATGATCCTGTTAATGCTTCTAAACCCGCAACTCTACTACCAACAGAACCACCGCCACCTAATGATGCTTCAATTGTATCGATTCTACTCTCATGGTCAGATGCTGTAGATATTAAAGAACCTGTTATGGTTGCTAATGTACTATTGAATGTAGAAAAATTAGTAGTATTATAAACATTTATTTGAGATGATCCTGAAACTACCGAATCACCACCTGCTAAAAGAATTTTACTTTCCGCATCCTTTACACCCGCCTTCCAATAATCGTTTGTAGAATCCCATAGTAATGAACCACTTGCTGTATTTGGTGCGGTCGGGTCTTTAACTAATAAACCACCATTTGCTACACCACTACCATTCAACTCAATAATATTATCACCCAATTGAATTGTAGTAGAATTTACTGCTGTAGTTGTTCCTGCAACGGTTAGGTTACCATTAATAGTAACATTTGCTCCACTTAAACCAAATGCAGTACTAAATGATGATGTAAAGTTTTCAAATCTTGTTAATTGATTTGATGCTGATGAAATTAATGAACCAGTTACTACACCAATTTCGGTTAATCTAGTATTAAGCGAACCTGTGTAAGTTGCTAAAGTTGAATCCTTATCTAATTGAGAACCACTAAATGTATTTAAATTTGTAATAGAAACTCTATCAACTGATGCGGATTGAATTAATGAACCAGTCACTACACCAATTTCGGTTAGTCTTGTATTTAGTGAACCTGTGTAAGTTGCTAAAGTGGAATTTTGCGTTAATTGAGAACCGCTAAATGTATTTAAATTTGTAATAGAAACATTAGCTGCAGATGCTGATAATATTAAACTTCCACTAACTACTCCAATTTCTGTCAATCTAGTACTAACTGAACCTGTATAAGTTGCTAAATTTGAATCTTTATTTAACTGGGAAGAACTAAAAGAATTTAAACTAGCTGATGCTACTTCCAATGATGCAACTCTATCACCAATACCCGTTCCTCCGCCTCCACCAATTGAAGATTCAACAGCATCTAATCTACTATCAACCGATGCAGAGAATACAGAAATGTTACCAACTAAATTTGGAATATCATTACTTCCCTCACCCAATAAATAAAGAGTGGAACTACCACTTGCATAGTAAGGAACACCCTTTACCATTCCATTATATGTTCCTGCAGCAAAAGTATTTGGTGCATTATCACCTATAAGAAATCTGTTTACGGCCTGAACGGAACCACTTTCTGGTACTGCAAATACTATCGAAGTTCCATTTGTTGTTGTTAGATTCGATGAACCCGAAGCTATGATTATTTCACCTTTTTGAAGTGAAGCTGTGACTGCTGATAGTGCTTCTAAACTACCACGTCTGTGTTTAATTATTTGCGCCATATTTTAGTTATTCTCCGTTAATTATAGTTATTCAATGTATAAATATAAATTTTTTTCCGTTTACCATTCTCCCTGGTCTATAATATTTGATTGTGCACTTCCACTAACGTATGGGTCTGCTGGTGGTACACTACCCGTAACTAAATAAATTTGACCTGGAACTACCGTATCATTTTCTCCATCTATACTTCCTGTTAGATTTGTCGCATCTACTACTGCCATAGCTCCACTAACAACCAATGAATATTTGTCAGCATTTTCAGTTGAAATTGTTAAGTTTTTTATTGTTGAACCATCTAATTGTGCAGCCCCTGATATTACACCATCTGGTAAAACTGCAGCAATATTATTAACTACAACATTTACGATTGATGCTGAAAGAATTGTTGCTGCAGATTCGCTAACAACATTTTGAACAGATTGGCTAAAATTTGCTCCTACTTGTGCAGCAGTGTCTAATGATGAACCACTTTCTATTTGTTTTAATCTTATTAAGTTTGCCATATCCTATAAATATCCAATTTGTTATAATCCGAAACGTGATTTAGTTGCATTGTGGTTTTGTAAAATTTCTGCTGCAGTTAATACTCTATTATATATCATTATTTCAGATATACTTCCGTTGTATGGATAGTTGCCCGTTGGACTTAAACCACCACCTGTAAATGCTGAACGTCCAATCCAAACTTCTTGTGAATTTGAAATTGTTCCTGTTAAAGTATCCGAAACATTTCTAACCTCAACACCATTAACATATAATCTTAATGTTGAATCATTTCTTGTAAACATTACATTATACCAATTTCCATTATTATAATTTGTTAAAACCGAAGTTACACTTACGTTTTCTCCTCCTGATTGTGCTACATCTCCAACAATAGTTCCTCCATTTAACCATATTCTATAATTCCAAGGCCAACCTGCAGTTGTTTCTTTTGATAATATCATTTTGATTCCGGCTGCAGAAGATTTAAACCATGCACCAACTGAAAATTCTTCCGATGCTAAACTTTGATTGGTATCTACATAATGAGTTGCACCATTAAATGTCAAAGTTCCACCACCGTCTGCAGAATACCCTGTTCCATTTACAAGAGTTGTAGTGTAAGCATTGTTTGATAAATCTGTCCAAGAAGTTCCTGAACCAGGATATGAAGTTATATTACCAGCATTTAAATATAATTGTAAATTTTGGGTTACAATTCCTAATACTGAATTGGTATTAGGCGTTATATTAAATCCGTTTGAAAATTGTATTCCCATTTTACTTAAATTTTCCTATAACATAAATATCATTTACAGTTACAGAATCATAATCTATGTAGTTATCCAACAAAGTTATTACAACATTTCCGTTTTGTTCTTTTACGGTATAGTGACCAGGAACGTGTAGTCCATAAACTAATATTTCAAAATTTTCTGGAGATGCTCCCTCTGTTCCGTAATCCAATGATGAACTATAAATTGTTAGAGTACCAAATCCTGTATTATCAAATGCATCAATTGATTTTCTTATACTTCTACCACTAAATTTTAAAATCTCATTATGAAAATCCGATATTTTATTTTTATTATTTACTAATTTGGTAGGATTTGGATTGGATTTATTATTTGAATTAAATTTTGTAGGTATTGTTGTATCAAATGATGCTGTGTATCTGTATTGGATTGATGCGCTTATTTCTTGTAAAGATTGTGCATTTAATATTGGTTTACCATTTATATCAACTTGGTATGGATTTCCGTTTTCATCTCTACCATCAAATGAACTTGATAGTGAAGTTTGTATAAAATAATCACTTAATGCATTATCTACATAACCAGAACCACTCAAATTATTTAAATTAATTTGTTTTAAAACTCTATTAAGTTTTCTAGCATTTGAATTAAATTGTTTAAGCATATTGTTCTATATCACCGGTTACCTCAATATAATCATCATTTTCTAATGTATATTGAAATTGATTTTTTATAAATTTAAAAATCAGGCCATTTTGTCCTTGTTCAACAATATAATCATCCGCTCCTATATATTGTGTATTTATAATAACTCGTATTCTATTTTGATTTGTTCTATTTTCTATTTCTCTCAATATATCCACAAATCTCCAACCCTTTGCTTCCCAAATAGAATATATTGGATGATTTAAATCTTTTGGTGTTAATTCAGCATCACCCAATTTTCTACTTATCTTTTGGGTTATATCTAAAAGTGTTCTTTTCATTATACATCTATAAATTTACCTGTTATAGAAATTTCATCACCACTATCAACTGTAAATCCTAAATTTCCAGAATTAAAATTTATAGTTAAGCTATTTGGAGCATTGAAATTCATTTGTACAGTAAAATGTGTATTCCAATAATATCTAGTACCATTTATATAAACTTTAATATCATAAGAATCACTACTACTATCGGCATAACTAACAATTATTCCACTTGTAAGTACCGATGATAGTGAAGGTGGTGTTTTAATAGATTTAATTCCTGTAAATGTGATTGTATTATTTGTTATAGGATTTTGTACTTTACTACCATTTATAGATAAAAAATCAATAAGGTCTTTATTATCGTAGTATGGTGATGGTGTAGTAAGAAATCCTTCCAATCTACCACTACCACTCGTAACATCCACTTCGGTTGCAACCACAACTCTTTTTGTAGACATTGATTTTCTAGTAGTTAATTCTCCATCAAATTTTTCTGGTAATAAGTAAGCCTTTACATTCAATGAAAATTCTACTCTATTAATTCTTTCGGTTCCTTCACCAACTTCATTTACAACATTGAATTCATTTACAGATGTTCGAAATTTAAATTTTTCTTTATCTCCCCAATATGATGATGCGAAATTTAATTGTTCAATTACTTCATTTAATTGTTCTGTGTATGATGTCCAACACATACAATCGTAATTAACTTCTACATAATCAGGCATTGCAATTCGAAAAATTTCATACTTTGGTTTTACACTACCACCCAATGCAGTAAAACGGTCGTAACGATTATCTTTTGACCATTTAGTAATTGCAGGATATGAAATGTGTCGATTTGGCATTGACATAGTTTCATCTTTTGCAATTGATGTTCTACGAATCATTAGTATTGGTAATTGTATTTTACCTTTGCCATCTCTGAAAACTCCTTGCCTTCTTGCACCATTCCATCTTTCTGAATTACCATATACAACAGGTATTTTTACTGCAACACCTTTTCCATCTTTCAATGTCGGTAAAACAGTATCTTCCAAATATGACATCATAGCATAATCTATATCAAATAGCGTTACACTTTTTTTAAGGTCATTTTTTGTTGATTTTATTTCATTTCCCCTATTAAGGTCGGGTCTTAATGGATTTACTGACATTTATTATTAGTTTATTCTTTCTTCAATATTAAGATTTGATTTAGATACCATAAATGTGGAACAAACAATACTCCAATTTCTTCTATCCTCTTCAGTTCCTGGTAATCCACCAACAAATTGTATTTCATTTGTATTATCTATTTCAAAATAAGAATCATTGAAATAAATAACATCACCAATTTCAGGATATGCGTTTCTTTCTCTACAATGTTCTCTATCAAAACGAAATTCAACATTTTGATTTGTTTGTGGACCAAATCCTTCGTATTCTATTGTTTCTGCTTCTTTACTGATTACACAATACAATTCAACTCCTCTATGCCAAGTTTTATTCATTGCTTCTCCATAAATATTAACACGTGTTTCGTTTAAATTTATTTTGTATAGTACGCAAGTTTCCTCCATTACTTTTTCAACCAATTCTCTGGCAACATTTCTTAAGAAACTTATATCTCTACCTACTAAAAACTTTGGCATATTATCCTACATATATTTTAAGTGGAACTTTTCTTAACATTTCTTGTTGATGGTCAGCTTCATGTGCTTTATTCTCCATAACATTTTTTCTACTCAATTCTTCAAGGTTTTCTCTTAATTGAGTAATAAGTGCATCCTTTTCAACCTGTGCTTCTGCTCTCAATGCTGCACCATCTAATTGAACTTCACCATCTGGAATTGGAACTGAATTATATTTTTCTCTGATTGCTCCTAATAATTCTTTTGCCAATGCTAATGTATATTTTCTAACCCATTGTTTGCCAACATCATTTATATTAGAATACTGAATAAAATCATATGGAACATCCGAATAATCTGAAAGCGAATCTGCCTGTATTGTTTGCGAATTGTGTTCAAATTCATCTCTACTAATATATTCAAACCATATCTTTGCAGGTGAATTTTCCGTAGGAACAGGAAATATTTCTAATTTATTATTTACAATATTAAAAGTATGTGCCGACTTACGAATATGGTCATTGAATTCAATATGTTGCATTCTTAAAATATCTTCATATAAAGGCATCATTAAGAATTGTGCTGAAGGTGAGTAGTTACCAAATCCTAATTCGGAAATAAGGTTTAATGTACCCTGTGCTCCAACAGAATATGGGTCAAAAAATCTTGTAATTGCTGGTACTGCATCATGAAATACTCTCATAACATCTATCGTAGATCCCGAATAATTTAATGATGCTGATATTGATGAACTTGTTGGTGATGATGCATCTACAGCTTCTGTTAATAAATCATATATTTGAACCGATGCTGTTAAGTTTACATATCCCTTTTTAACTGATGTATTACCCCCAACACCTGCAAGCGTTCCGTATTGTTGTGCCATACGAACCGTTGTAGGTAAAAAAGAACCATCTACAAGTGTTTGCGAATAATTACTTCTACCACCCGAAGATTCTTTTGGTTGTCCTTTTAAAATATCAAGATTGTTCCTTAAATTAAACTGATTAACTTGTGCAGAATATTCAGATACTGCTTCTTCTAGACATGCCCAAATTTGTTCGTTTTCTAATTCAATGTTTACAATTGGATAACCTAATCTTTTTGCTACCCATACTGCTGTTTTTGGTGCATCGATTCTAAATGTTGAATCCGCATCGTAAATACCAAATGGTGTGGATGAGCCGGATACAAATGTGCCAGAACCCGACCAATATGTGTTTATCGACATAAATTAATAATTTTATAGATTTATACATCTATAAATATAGAAATAAAAAATAGGGGGAAAATTTTACTAAACTAATCTAATCTTTATAGTTCCTGATGTGTGATATAATCCACCTAAAGGTATTCCACCTGCTTGTGCTGCAGTATCATCTGCAAAATTATATGAGGATGACACACTTGCCAATACCATAGTAGATTGTGCTAATCTTACATTATCGTTATTTGTCCAAACACTTGCACTTCTATATAGTGTAGAACCACCATTGTTTGTTGCTGCATCTTTTAGTGAACCATTTATTAAAACATCATGCAATTCGTTTAATTCAAATCCGTTCATTATATAAACATATATTGAACCATTTACGGCAGATGAAAGAACTTTTCCAACTCTTACATTGTGATTTGGTGCAACAGGTATTTGATTTGAAAATTGACCAGATGATGAAAGGTATAATTCAGTATTAGCAGAATACATTGATGTATTTATATTTCTCAATACACCGTTCATTACTACAAATCCACTATTATTTGATGTTATATCACTAGCAACGACTCCCATAGTTCTAGCAGATAAAGCTTCCGTTGCCATACTAGATGTTGTAAATGTTGGTCTTTGTCCTGCTTCTCCATTTATGTAAACAACCATACCTTTTGTAAGTGTAAAGTTATTTGTATTTTTACCTCTAATAACCGTCATAGCACCAACTTCAATCATAAAGTTTTCTTGACCTGTATCAACTGCCAAAGTTTTAGCATCATCATACCAATGTAATCTACCTTCTTCGTGTGTTGGGTTTGCTGTAATTAAAAAATCAATGTGGTCAACCGTTTCAATACTTCCGGTCATGTAGATTGAACCGGTAGTAATTACATTTGAAATTATTGGACCTGTAATTGTACCCGTAACTGCTAAATTTCCTGAAATGATTTGATTTCCGACAAATGTATTAGATGACGTTAATGCAAATTGATTTGTATTAAAATACCCAAACTCACCATCGGGTTGACTAGCTAATATATGAGATTCGGTTCTCCTGTTAGTGTCATCAACACTATGAGAATACAAATCATATGCTTTGAATTTAATCGAATATTCAGTAGGTACAGAGTTCCATTTCATATGTAAATAAATATATTATTAAAACAAAAAAAGGGAAAGTATTTCTACTCTCCCTTTTTCTTTTATTATAAGTCTATTACTTATCTAATCTACTCAAAGATTATAAAGTGTTTAAACCATCAACGATAATCTTACCGTAAAACTCTGGTCTTACGATTTTCTTAGCGTATCTAGTCATAACACCTCTTCTTGGAGTGAAGTTAGTTGGGTCATAAACTAATGGAGTCATAATCAACGGAACATATGGAGCGTAAACTGCACCTGTTTCGAAGAAGTTAGAACCTTTGAAACCTAACAAGATTACATTATCTTTCATATATGGGTTTTTGTAAACATCATATCTGTTAGAGATTGAACCAATGTTAGTTACACCTGCTGCGAAAGTCAATGCATCCTTACCTGGGTTTGCAGAAAATCCGTTCATAGATTCTAAAATTGTTGCTACATCTGGAGATACAACGATAAAGTTTGCACCACCTCTCATAGTCAATTGGTGAATCTTGTTAGAAATTTTCTGTAATTTGATACCCAAAGTTTGGAACCATGTGTTCTTTTGGTATGCAGATGCTGCTGCTGCGTTAGAATCGATTGCAAATGATGCACCGTTCCACTCATATCCAACTCTTGCAGACCAGTATTCAGTTGAGAATGCATTTTGCTGCAACATCTCAAGGATTTCTAAATCAATCTCTAAAGAGATGTATTCAGATAACATTTGAGTTAATTCAGCTTCAGCATCTACTGAATGGTATGCATTCAAGTCTTGTGCTAATTCTGGAGTCCAAACTGCTTTCAACTTACGAGTTTTAGCAACGATTGGTTCAGATTTTAATTCTAATTCAACTTCTGGAATAGCTAAATCAGTACCTCTATCTTCAAAATCACCTCTAGAAACATCAGTTGGTTGCTTGTGATAAGCCAAAGATACACCAAGAGTAGATAAGTTTGTTAAACCAGTTGCAGTTGCAACGAATTCAACATTTGAACCATTCTTTGTAGTGTATTGTGGATAGAAAGTTACAGAACCTGTTTGTGCAGTTGGTTCGAATGCTCTTACACCATTCCAATCTGCATCATTTGGTAATGCTACAACAACTTTCTTCAATGTGTTACCTGCAAAAGATGCAGAAACAGTTGCGTCTGATAAATCATAATCAATATCTGCTAAAGATGCTGATGCAAATGTAGCGATAATGTTAGATGTTGAGTTGTTGATAGTATATCCAAATCTACCTGCTCCATAAAGACCACCTTCAGCAGCTTGAGTAGAACCCAATTTGTTACCTGCTGGTGCTAATGAATCTTTACCAAAAGTACCACCATTACCGAACATAGAAGAACCGGTATAATCTGGGTTACCTGCTGGGTTTGAACCATATTTGAAGTCCATATAGAAAATAAGACCTGATGGTAAGTTCATTGGTTGAACTGAAACGAATTCTTTAGCTGCAATTGAACCAAAGATTCTTCTTACCAATGGAAGAGCTACACCTGCCCACTCTTCTGAACCTGCTGAAACACCTGTTCTAGTTGCTTCATCAAGTAATTGTTTAGCTTGGTTTTCAAGCATTACTGCCATACCATGCTTTTGTGTTTCTGAACCTACTCCTTCAAGTAAGCCAGTTTTTTCCCACTTTGACTTTAAACCTCTAGTCTGCTCGAGAACAAGAGATTGTGGGTTTTTTCCTGTCATAATTTGTTTTAAGTCCATTTTACTTAATTTTAATTATTTTTGTTAAAAATTATTTAATAATACCTGCTAATTTCTTAAATCTGTCTGCGAAATCTGCAGATTCTGCAATTACTTGCTTAACTGCTGCTGGCTTTGTAGATTTAACTGCTTTGCTAGCGATTCCTTCAGAAATTGATTTTTTAGTAGATTTGTTAGATGTAGTGTATTTGAAATTCTCTGCTAATGTAGAGTAAACCAATTTAACTTCTCTAACTGATTTTGTTCTATCCAAAGTTTCGATAACTTTAACTTTCTGTTCGTTAGTCATGTTATGAGCTCTGAATAATTTGTTTGCAAACAACAACTTAGCGTT